TTTTGAATTCTTTTCCCTTATAAAAAATTTACAATCATTGCATCCAAAATTCAAACTAATCATAGATGCACTTAATATTGGTTTTAATTCATTTAATTTCATGTTTTATTTTAATACCTCCTATTTTAGTTTTGCGTACAAAAAAATACCTCCTACTCAATTCTGAATAATACGGTATTTTTTCATATTAATAAATTTTTATTATGTCACAAAAAGTATCATCAAAAAAATTTTCATCTAGATTACAATACTTTATTATATCCTTTTTATCTAAATTTATATTTACTAAAAGATCCTTTTTAGTAAGAATTTCTTTTTCAATCAACAATTCTATAACATCTTCAAATAATCTAGGCTTTTCTGATACTATCCTATTATCTAATGGTTCATTTTTTCTCCATCTATTAAAACTAATCCTTTTTTGAAAGTATATATATTTTTCATCAGATATTACTTTTAAATCTTTGCACTTTCTAACCAATAGCTGTATTGATACTTTCCATTTTTCTTTTAATTCTATAAATCTCTCAAATCCTAAAGAATAATCCTGAATATCTTCTAAAAAAATTTCACTTGGATATAAAAGTTCGGATGCAAACGAATCAGCATCTTTTTCTATTATTTTTTCTTCAAAATCATCCTTATCTATATTATTATGCAAAACCAAATGACCTAATTCATGTGCTAAATCAAACCTACTTCTAACTGCACATTCTTTATTTCCACTAATAAATATATATTTTTTATCATCTATATTCTGCGAAAATGCATCTGTTTTATCTTGATTTATATATTGCCTACTTATTATAAATCCATTAACTTGTAATAAATATGCCAAATTATCTATCGGTTTATTGCCAATTCCCCAATGTTCTCTTATTCTCTTACATATATCCATTATAGTTTCTTTTCTATAATTATAACTTTTACCTTCTAATATGTCACTTAAGTCTGGTAGGTTAATACTAGGTAATTTAACAAATTTCTCAAAATATTTAACTATCTCTTTATCGAAAATATTTATTTCTTCTCTTAACTGTTCCTTTGTTTTCTTAGGAATATCTTTGCTTCTAAAGAAAATTATATTATCACTATTATCTTCTTCTGGAATTCTATAAAAGAAACTCAAAGGTAAGTCTAAAGTTTCACTTAATTTTAATAAGTTTGTTGTACTTAAATTTATATTATCTTTTTCACAATTAGATATCGCTTGTCTTGTAACGCCAACTTTTTTACCTAGCTGCTCTTGGGACAATCCTCTTAAAATTCTGCCTTGCTTAATTCGCTGTCCATACACTTTTCTTTCTGCTAAACTCATAATGTTCCTCCTGTGCGATCCAACTTACAACACAAAATATTATTTTAATTCTATTTTATTTCTAAGAGATTCACCTTTATTTGTTTCTATATTATCTTTCAATGATTTGTTCTTTGTAGTTATTTTTCCTGCTGTTGAAATAATCGGAATATCTACAGTATGAACTATTTTATCAGCATTATCACTTAGAAATATAACTTGCATATTTTCTAAAACATCGTCGCTACCTAACTTATATGCAAGTATTCCATAATATTTTGCCCCTAAGTTTACTTCTAATTCATTTAAACTTTCCTGCAAATCTTCATTTACTATTTCTATTTGGGGTGTTATCCCCTTATTTAATTTAGAATATTTCTTCATGTAATCTTTAGGTTTTTTCCATAAGAAACCTGGATTTTTGGTTGATTTCAAAGTTAATATAATATTTTTTGCCTTTATTGCTGGTATTCTTTGTGCTAATATTACATCTGCACTAACTCCATCTGGCCATAAATCTTTTTTATTACAAATTATATTTCCTATTTCTGCAATCTTTGAAAACCCTCTAGATGATGGATATGTTTGTATTTCATATTTTTCACCAATATTTCCTCTATTCTTATGCTGCACTACTCCTTGCTCAAATACCATATTTAAATATCTGTGTATACTTGGATTACTTAATATTTTGTCAACTTCATTAATATTTTCTTCTAAGTGTTCTTTTTTATTAATCATACTATCATCTCCGAAAATTTATTATATCAATAATAATATGATTTATTCCCGATTTTGTCAACTGTAAAAGTATATGATTTTATATTATGTTAGAATTAGCCTTTATATTCAAAACACCATATTACTCTATTCAATTTTCAAAGATCAATTTTATTAATTACTACATACTTTAAACATATTGCGTAGAATTATTTATCCTACATTTGCTTTATAATCTTCAAATGTTTGTGCTGATGCACTCCTAAATATAAATTTACAATTAACCCATCTTTGTAATTGCCTTATATTTTTAGGAGCATTCCATTTTTCATAAATCATTACGTATGGATCATATCCTAAATCTTTTAATTTATAGATTCTATCCAAGTCCTGTTCAAATGTTGTATTGAAATTTGTAAGCACATATACCCTGAGTTTTCTAAAATTAAAATTTAATTTCGGTCTAAATTCTTTTAACTTTTCATATGTCTTAAATTCATAATTATCCCAAGCAAAATGAATCATTTTAACTTTTATTTTATTTAACATATCTGCTTTTTCGTCTGTCATAAGTCTTATATCAAGACCTTGTGTAAAATCTACATAAGCCTTACTATCTATAAGTTGCTGAAATAAATTTTGCCAATCCTTACATGCTAATATGTTAGGATCTAAAAGTTTAATTTCTTTTTGCCCTTTCCAAAATTGATTTAAATTAGCAACTTTTTTGCTGCATTTGCCTTCTTTTTCTGCTACTATACAAAATTTACATCCTCTTGGACACCCTCGTGTTAAGTATCCATATGCAGTATCTTTAATCTTATATAAATCATAATCAGGATACATAGTTTCGATTTCTAATGGAAGTTTATTATTTAAGTCATAGCCAGTACCACCTTTGATTACTTCATCTGCATCAATGTTATAAACAAAATCATTCGTAAAGCTAAATACCTTACTCATATAAACTTTATTCATGTGACCACTAAACATAGGCTCATACCATTCAACATTATCGCCTTTACTTTTATGATAAGCAGATATTTTCATTAATGCTAAGTTAGGAAAGTTGTGACCATCTACATCAATTAAACCTATTTTCAATTCATCACCTCACTTTCTTCGCCTTTTCTGATTAACATTCTGTCCACGTTTGACATGGAGTACTTTGGCTTTCATCTAAATAAGCAAAACACTCTTCTTTAGTTCTAAAATCTTCTGTCCATGCATCTCCTGTTAAATTATCTATTGCAACATAATATTCTTTTTCTTTAGTCCAAAATAGTCCTAATGGTTTTTTAGAATTAATAATACTTTCAGCTTCTTCATTGCTAATTTCTTTGTGTTTTAAATTACTCATTATTCTACATCCTTTCTAGCTCTTTATATCCTTTAGATTCACTTATTACTTTTCTTATTTTTTCAACATCTGCATCTATTGGCTTATCTCCGACTTCTTTTACTAAAGAGTCAATCATGGTTCTGCAACTCTTTTTAGTAGTAAATATAGGTGATAAGCATTGTCCTTTATGTGGACCATTCATAACTGTAATTACCCATCCATCATTTAATGGATATGTTTTATTAATTCCATATCCTTTGTAGTTTTCGCCTTTAACTTCTTTATTCCCAAAACCTGTTTTTATTAAGATTCTATCTGCAGATTTTATTTTAATCATCTTCCTACACCCTTTCTGACAATTACGAATTAAATACGTTCAAAATAGCATGTAGGATATTCATCTTCTTGAAGTCCTAACAGTACATATTTATCCTCAATTTCTTTTGTTACAATGTACCTTCTGCCTTCTACTAATTCACCGCAACAATCATCATCTATACATATAACTCTAAATGGTCGTTTGCTCTTTACCTCGCTTTCTTTAATATCTCTATAAACTGCTTCTATCTCATCTTTTCCAACTGTAAATGATTGTAGCATTTTATCTTCATCAGACACTTGATATTCTGTTTCCCCTATTCTATTTTTATTTACACTATTTTTTATTTCATGAATTTCACGAATTGTCCCTAAAACTGATTTTCCACCAAATGGCAAATGGTACTTTACTATATCACCTATTCTAATATTCATCTTTCTACACCCTTTCTGACCTATTTATTATTTAGTATTAAAATGGCATATCCCCATCATCTACTGGAGTTATATCTTCTTCAAAATTCAAATTTTCAAATGGATTATTAGTTGTTGAATTATTTGAGACTCCTGCACTATTTGACTTGCTTAAGAACTGAACTTCTGTAGCAACTACTTCTGTAACGTATCTCTTAGTTCCGTCTTTTGCTTCATAATTTCTAGTTTGAATCCTACCACTTATAGCCATTTGACTACCCTTAGTCATATAATTTGCTGTGCTTTCAGCTTGTTTTCCCCATACTACTATTGGAATAAAATCTGCTTGATTTTCTCCATCTTTTTTTCTTAATTTATCAACTGCTAATGTAAATGTAGTAACAGGAGAACCTTTGCCTGGTGTAAATCTTAGTTCAGGATCCTTTGTTAATCTTCCAATTAAAACAACTTTATTCATTATCCAATTCTCCTTTTTACTTTTTTCATATTTTCAAAGCTATAATTTTCAGCTTGTTTTTTTCCTTCTTCTCTTAAAGTTCTTCTTTTAGCAATATCTTTTACAGTTTTAGCAGCTAATTCTTTTGCTGTCATAATATATTCCTCCTAAAATTTTAATTTTCATTATCCCAACCTAATAACTTTTTTTCTAAATCATTCATAGCTTCATTATTAGCATAATAATCACGTGCTTCAAAATTGTTAAATCTTAAAGGTGCTTTTTCATTTTTAGTTATATTTTTACTTTTATTATTTAATGGAAATATACCTTTCCAGCTATTCATAATGCTATTATCTAAAATAGCAATCTTTTCATTATTGTTAGTTGTTAATGTATCTAATTTATTAAGCATCTTTTTAAGACCTAGGGTTGTTATAGATGCTTTAATTCCTTTTCTCATTTTTATAAACTCATATATATTTTTTCTTAAATTAATATTTGCAGTATAAGATTCTATCAATTCATCAAATTCAGTTTTCTTTTTCTTTATGTTTATATCTGTGTTTATATCTGTGTTTATATCTGGTATAGGTTGTTCACTTTGCGATATTGGATTGTCTAAATTGCACAATGGACTGTTTAAATTGCACAATCCATTGTTTATATTGAACAATGAGTATCCACGCGGTGTTAACGCATACCATGTGGTTCTATCATATTTAGCTTCATTATGATTTGCTCTAATTATTAGATTTTCTTTTTCTAGTTTAGACATTACTCTTTGAATCTTTGATCTATTCATATATGGAAATAATTTTGATAGTGCTGCTTGGGTATTATATGTCCACACTTGGCTATTAATTATATGCTTTTTATTTGCTCTATTTTTTTCCAACCAGAAAAACATATTTTCTAAAATTATAGCTTCTTCAATTCCATATTTTATTGCTATATCAACATTAAAGCTGTGATTCATAATTTCAACTCCTTACTTTTAATATTTTCATCATTTGTGTTATAATGATATTGAAGTGTTTTTAAATGTTATCACTATTGGAGCTTGGCAGAGCTCCTTTGTAGTTTTAAAATTTCTAACTTTTGTTCTCAGAAATTCTCCATCAATATCACACATTTCACCTATTTCGTTCCAAGTGTGTTCTTTTTTTAAAAAATTTATAATTTTCACATCTGATTGAGTTAAATTTATTATATTTTTTCTTTTAGGTCTTTTAGGTCTTTTATTAAATTTTCCTAATGAAGAATCTACACTTCTATTTGTTAAAATAGATAAGTAAAGTGCTAACCAATTTTCTTTCATATTTTTTTAACTCCTTTTTAAATAAATTTCTTTAGCTTTCTTAAAAGCTGTTTTATAATCTAATCCTTCTAAAGTTAATCTTTTAGTTTCTTCTGCTATAGCTCTATCAAGCTTTTCCTTTTGCTCTGCATAGGTTGCTAATTTACCCAACATTCACACCCCTCTGTTGTTCTACAATATATGGATCTAATTTTTGACTTAACTTTACTGTTAAATCTGATGTTAAACCATTTTTATCTATGCTCTTATATAACATTTTCTTTAATAATTCTATTTTTTTTGAATTAAAATTCATTTATTATCTCCTTATAAAAATTTGTTTTCCTGTTTTCTTATGAAAAAACTTATAATAATCTGCAGCTTGATCTAAAAATAAAAATTCTTTGTGATTAATCATTTGTGCTGCAAGAAATTCCTTATGCTTGCGTTTTAATTTCATTACAATCATATTTCACTTCCTTTCTATCTCCCTAAAAAGGGAGATAGATAAAACTATATTTTTAACTTTTAACGTTTTTAACGTCATTTTTAATTAAATAAAAAATTAGTTTGTCCAATTCTTTTATAAGTTCTTTTTTTGCTTCTTTTCCCATTCGTTCACTCTCCAACTAATTATTTTTTTCCAAGTGACACCATATAATTCGGATAAAATTGGAATAAACTCAGTCGGTAGCATTGCTTCATTTTTTTCTATCCGTCTTAATCTATCTCTGCTTATTTTTAATTTTTTAGCTACGAACGTGCTTGTAATCCCTTTGCTTATCCTAAGTTTTTTTAACATTATTGTACTCCTTTCTCTTAATTTCCATATTTTCATTATGACATATTTAACGTCTAAAATAAACAGCAATACGTCATTGAATTATCCTATTTTCAAAAGTTAACAGCCTAATGCTATGTTATTCTTAAATTTTCTTAAATTTTCTTAATATTTTTTTGGAGTATTTAACGTCAAAATTGTTGCAAATTGTGTATAAATCATTTATTATAATAATATACATTATTATAGATGATAATATTTATGTTAGAATATATAAAAATAATTAATAAGGGTGATATTGAAAATGTTTAAAGATAAAATTAAAGCTGTTAGAAAAGATTTAGGGTTAACTCAAATTGAATTTGCTAAAAGACTTGGAATAAGTAGATCATATTTAGGCGATTTAGAAACTGGCCGTCTAAAAGGATCTAATGTAAAGATAATTTCTAAATTATCAGATTTAAGTGGAAAAAGTATGGAGTATTTTTTAGGAAAAGATGCTGAAATAAAACAATATGAAATTTTAGATTCAGCAATAGAAATGTTATTAGATAAAAATCTTATAAGTTCTGAAGGTGAAATTTCAGATAAAACTGCTGAAAATATATTATTAGAAATATTAAAAAAAGAAATTAAACTTAAGATAGAGAACAAGAGATAGAATCATCTCTTATGCTCTATCTTTTTTATTTTCTCTAATAATTTTATTAATTCAACTGATACTGATTTTTTACTCATTTGTATTCCTCCAATAGGTCTTCTATTCTATGCTTATTTTACCATTTTCTAATTTCATACGCAAACATACGTTCTCGTACATTTTATGTTTTTATTTTCCTATATAGTAAAATTATATATATATTAAGCACAAAATCATTCTAGCACATCTAAATATCGCTATAGCGATATCGTTCCTCTTTTTTTTACATTTTGTATTTATTTTCCACTTTTTTTGTGTCGATTTATGCTATATTATGATATTAAAAAGGTGTTAGGTGGGAATTTTGAAATATAGGATTGTATTTTGTCTAAAAAAAATTAGAGATAGTAAGGGGTTAACTCAACCTCAATTATCAAAAATTTCAGGTATTTCTCAAAGTTATATAAGTGAAATAGAAAATACATTAAAAACTCCCACTCTCGATATAATTGAAAGATTAGCTAATGCTCTTCAAATACATCCTTACGAATTTCAAGAAGTAGAAATTTTTGATTGATTTATTATTTTAGATGATAATATCGTCTTTTTATATAATTAATAATTATATTATCATCATTTTTTGTTTATATGTTCCAGTATAATTAAGTAAAAAGACAGGGAGCATATAAAGTGTTAGGTAAAAAAATTAAATTTCTTAGAAATGAACAAGGTATTACGCAAGATCAACTTGCAGATTATATAAATGTATCTAGACAAAGTGTTTGGGGTTACGAAAATAATTCAGTTGAACCTAGTTTAAATGTTTTAGTTAAAATTGCAGATGTATTTAATGTTAGTTTGGATTATTTATTATGCCGAACAAATGAAAAGTATAATTTAAATTTAGAAAATCATACTAATAAAGAATTTTTATTAAACATATATGAGATTTTAAATTCATATAAAATAGAAAAAAAGTAGTTATTATTATTTAAAAATTAACTACTTTTTTTATTTTATATTGGAAATAAAGTTTTCTAATAATTTTATATTTATACATATATTAATGCATAAATTATATTTTATACAATTAAAATTCATGTATATTATGCAGCAAGAATATATAATTTTACTCTAACTTAGATATAGCAATAATTAGAGCTAATTTTCATATAAAAATTTATTTCGGGAAATTTTCATTTTTCGAAGTAAATATATTAAATAGTAATTATTTAGCAATCTTAGTTTGGGAAATAATTTTAAGTTAAATATACTGAACAAATAAAGACTATTGCCATTAACTGTATGAAATAATCTTCTCCACTTCTAGTTTTTATTTTCTTTAATCCATAATATTTTTGGTTCCAAGGATAAAAATATGGAGTTCCCATCCTAGTAAAACTGTCTGCCAATAGGTGTAATCCATAATTTATCAACCATACTAATGCTACTGGAATATTAAATATGCTTATTGCTGCTGTACTTATAGTTAAAAATAAAATAGAATGTGTTATAGTTCTATGTTTTAATCCTAAATAAAAATCCCAATCTGGAACAACACTTCCTAATACTCCTACAACTGCTACTGGTTCTTTTAGTATTATTGGAATTGTAGCAGCTAATCCTAACGCTACATGAGTTCTTTTCATCATCTAAACACCTACTTAAACTTAAAATTAATATGTATTATTTATTTTTAACTTTTAAAAACTTTCTATTCAAAAAAAGAAAGCTAAAACATTTCTGTAATAGCTCTCTAAAATCAATTATGAAATTATTTTTTGTACTATAGCTAAATCTCTCTTAGATATGTCTTTAGCTTTTAGCATAGTGTAAATAGCGTGTATATCATTTTTAAACTTCTTATGTTGATATTGTTTAACACTTTGACTTAAGTACTCCCTAATAGCTTTTATTTGTTCTCTAGTAAGTTCTTTAGAATTAAACTTATCGTGGAAATCCTTATACACATAGTTATAAGCCTGTTCCACTTTTAAAGACCTTATCTTATCTTTGTTCATTTGCTCTACTACCATTTCTGCTGAAATATTTTTAACTGGTAGTGCTCTTAATTTTAATGTTCCCCAGCTTGTGAATAATTTTATTGCTATTGGCAATATTAATAATATGATTATTGTTGACATAACATCAACCTCCTCTTTTAGTTTTGCATATCGCTTAAGCGTTTGTTGCGTGTAATTTTTTTCTTAAGTAATATGTAATCTAAAGTGTAGGATAAAATGTTGTGTTTGCTATAGGGTTAGTTGTAGGGGAATATATGTGTCCCCTATAAACTAACTTTTTTAATTGTTGTGATTCCTATATTCCAAGAACTCAATAAAATAGAGAGTATGCTGCAATAAATAAAATTTAAAATAAAAAGGAATGCAGATTATTGTAGTGCAAATCTGTATATATTACATCAAAGTTGGACGAGTTGTATCTCACGTCATTCAAGGTCGGTCGAGATATTATGACAATAGGAAAAGTTCCATAACACGTTTTTTGAAGTGTTCCTTCTCTATATAATTTCTCATAAAGTTGCATTTTTATATTAGAAGTGTAATGAGTATAGTCTACTTCTAATATAATAAAATATAAGTTATTTTCTAAAGTGAACTCTATATAGGCATCTGGTCTAATGAGTCCTTTTAAATATTGAGGTTGGAGTTTTATTGGGCGTATTTCTCCACCTCTTTTCTTTACTACCTTTAGAAAGTCATAGACTAATAAATCATGATCCTTTAATTTCTTTTCTTGATAATAAATTTTTTCTCTACTAAATTGACTTATATAGCTTTTTAATAGCTCCATATCTTCTAGTTGCTTTAATCTTCTCCTACAACTCTCATAAGTTCCATTAAAGAATAATTCTGTTGCTTGTGGCACGCTTATAGCTTTATAATCTTCTATCCATTTCAAGACTTGTCTATCCCTCTCTGTTAGCATTCTTTATTTCCTCCAAACTTATTACACCTTTTCTTTTCCTTTTCTCTTGTACAGGTTTAATATCTTCTATAGGTACATCTACAATAGTTGGAGCTTCTATCATTAGTATTTGTCCATTTTCTTTTTTTACATTTAATATCTGTTGCTTTTCTTCTTTGGTTGGAATCCTAATTTCAGGAACATATTTATTTAATATAACAAAATCATCATCTATATAAGGTACTTTAATATTTATTTCACCATTAGATCCACAAACAATGCACTCACCTTTTTTTAACTTCATAGCATTATTAGAATTAATTACATTTTGAGAATCTATAATAGAATTTTGATGAAATGTAATTCTAGTCATTTGTGATTTTACATCTGTATTTAAATTAGTTGCTGTAGTCCTTTGTAATGCTCCAATTAAATGTACACCTACACTTCGTCCAGCTTTAACTACTTGCCATAATTCTTCCCATACTGGTAATTCCATTAATTCTGACATTTCTTCACAAACTAAAATTACTCTTTTCATTTTTTTACTTTTAAAATGTTTATTCCATTGATTTATGTTTCTTATACCATGTGCTTTAAACAGATTACTTCTATCATCTATTTTCTTTTTAACCTTATTTATTGCTATCAATAATTCGTTGCAATTATAAGCTACCATTTTTACTGGCAAACAATCTTCAAATGAACTTATCTCTCCCTTTATTAGCTGAGTAAGATATAATTCTATATTCTTAGAGCTGTTATATATTAAGTTTGTTAATATGCTTGATAATAACATTGATTTTCCATAACCTGTTGCTCCTGCTATTAATAACATTGGATGTTCATCTAAATTTAAAAAATAGGGTTGTCCTTTATAATCTCTTCCTATATAAAGTTGATTTTCTCTACATTTAACTGGTTCAAAATAGAACTTAGCAATATCTTTATTAATGGCATATAGCTTTATATCATTATTAAATTTATCTTTTTCTATATTAATTATTGAATTTAAATTACACTCTAATATATTTAATTTACTTTCTAAATGCTCTATACTTAAGCCTTTAACATTGTTCAAATGAGCTATATATCCATAATTGGTTGTTTCAAGCTTATATATACTAAATGTTTCATCTTGCCTGTTTCTAATTCCTGTAGCATTCATTATTTCATTAAAATCATTCTTAAACTTTCTCTCATCTGCTGTATTTAGATAGTTATACATATAAGTACCTACTATAGCTAATCCTAACTCAACAAACATTAGCTTTTCACCTTCTTATTTAGTGCTGTTGTTATTACCATTAGAATTGTTCCTCCGTATAATACGAATCCTTCAAACGCACCGAAACCGAAAGCATTACCTAGAACTTTACAATTACTATAAATGTAATTAAATAATCTTATATCTAAATCAAACATTTATATAACCCTCCTAAAAATTAAAATCATTTTTATTTTCTATTGTTTGCTCTTTATTTTCTTTCTTAGATTGCAAATCTTCAAATATAAGTGTTTTAATATAGTAATTCGGGTCAAATTGTTTCATTAAATAATCATGTATAAAATACTCTTTTTTCTTAAAACTTACACTTATCTTTTTAGCCATAACTATTACTCCTTTTTCCGATTATAGTATATACTATGCTCATATTTCATAAATGTTGCATTAATTTCGGAAATTTCAGAATAAAAAAATAAGGCTATTGTTTGTTAGCCTTATTCATCATATCCTTATAGATTAATTCTTTTAAATATGTGCTATCTCCCTTTAGAACTGCTTCTTTCTTCATGTGTTCATATAGTTTATTTTCTAATTCATTATCTTTAAAGCTTACACTTGCTTTCTTTACTTTCATATATTCCACCTACCAAACTATATTATTACTTCTATTATATTATAGTTATCTTAATTAATATAGTTTTATTGCTTACGCCTATACTTCAATATCTTATATCTAGCTATATCTATTTTTATTATATATTTTTTATATTCAACTTTTAAGATTATTACTATATTATAGTTGTAATTGCTTGACTTTAAGATTAGGTTAAATATTATCGAGAAAACCTTAAAATAGAATAATTGTATCTTGTCGTTATTCCAAAAAATGTTAAAACAACAAGATACAATTATGATGATTTATATTATCGAGCCTAACCCTGCCACTTTTAGCTATGGTCTCGCCATCATATTACCTAATTTTAGATGTATCTCAACATCTAATACATATCAAAACAAGCCTTCTCTTTATTTGCCGACTTGTCTACTTTTTCAAGTATTCTATGTAGCACTTTATTAAAAGATTTCCTCTTTCCACTCCTCTTTAACATAGGATATATTATCCCTTAGCCTAAACAACCTTTGGAGAATTTCACGTAAGGTCTAACGTCACGTAATTAATAAGGTAATTATATAATTACGACCGAATGTATTTTTCTTGCTTTGGCTACATCTCACCCTTGTTTTTATTTCAAGTGGTATCAGCTTCCACTTATCAAAACCTATTTCTAAAAAAGATAATAGGAAATTAAGCCTATACACTTCCTTTTTTAAAAAAATTGTGATAAACTTAATTTGTTGAGAGTAAGTTTATCTTTAAAAGGTAAATGGAAATATATAAGATAATTAATCTATATTTAATTTTGATTGAAGGTTACGTCAATAACCTTCTTTTTTATTTTCTATTTTATAACTAAAAAAAACTTTATTGGAACACACCAATAAAGTTATATAAATCTTGATAAAATCTTATTTACAACTTAGTAATTATAATGTATAATAAGTTACAAATAAGTCTTTCATTACAACTTGTTTGGTAGTGCGTATACCTTATGAGTTCCTATTATTAGAATTGCCGTTCTAATAAAGGTGAAAGGCTTTATTTTTATTCTTTTTTTGTTATGTTTACATTATAATGCTTTTTTGTGGATAAGTAAACATTTTTTTATATACTTATCCACAAATTTCTTATAATTCTTCTATTATATTAATTATTTTATTTATTAGACATATTAAGAATATTTCCTATTATACTCTTTTTTTCTTCATCTACATTAATCTTTTCATCTATTATATTAGTTTTATCTTCAATATTATTATTTTGAGTTATACTAATGTTATTATTAGATATAACGTTCGTTATTGCACTTGTAAGATTATTAATAGCATCTGCAATCTCGTTGTTTTCTTGTAATTTTCTCATATCTTTAACAATCAAATCTTTCACATAAGAAGAAAATGCTATATTATTATTATTTATAAAGTCTAATATCTTCAAATCAGTTTCATTAGTTAAAACAAAAGAAACAGGTTTGATTTTAGGTTTAATTTTAGTATCTTTTTTCATCATTCTAATTGCTCATTTCTAATACTTGTTGATATATTTTTGCATTAATGAATTGCCCATCTTTTACTAATTCAGTTCCACCATTTGGATAAATTGATTTCCAATGCTTGAACGTAGGTAATGCTCCACCACCACCAAATAATAATTTTTCTGCGTTTTCTACATCAAACAAATTATTAACTTCTGATGCTAATTCTCTTATGTGTTTTTCAATAATTTTCTTTGTATCTCTAATATCTACTTTTTTTTGATTTATTATAATTTCATCTGTTCCTAAATTTTGTTCTATATATTCTAATGATACACTACCTCTTCCAGTATCTCTTAGATGTTTGGCAATCTTAGCATATAAATTATAAAAAGACCTATTTTTAGTATCAAATAGAACAGGTACTTGCCCCTTCCACTGAATAATATTTACAGTTCCTGCTCCGATATCAAAAGTTATTACATTACCTTCATCCTTACTTTCAACAACATAAGCACCCTCTACAAATACTATTGCTTTTCTTATATTAATAATTTTTTCTATCCCATTTACAACTATTTTTTGTAATCCTAAATTATTAAGATATTTTTCAAATTTTTGTTTGAATTCTGCATCCATGAATTTTATAACAGGCAATCCAACACATAGTTCTGCTGTATCTATTACTGTTTCATTTGTAGATAATGCTATAGCAGTTAATAAACATATCTTATAATCATCTGTATAATATCTATCATCTGTTGTAAATAATTCACCTTCTCCAACAACATAATCTATACCATCATATTTTACTGCATACACATCTTCTTTTTTATTACCGAAATTAGCCAATTTACCTAACTTTACTCTACTAGCAAATTTTTGTCCTTTAAATTTTGTATAGCCATTTCCAACATCTGCACCTAGTTTCATAATATACCCTCTTTCTATTTATATAAATTTATATATCTTATATGTTTATTATATAAAATTATATATAGATTGTAAATAGTTATTTATATAAATTTATATATATTATATATTTTTATATATAATATATATAAAAACTGTGATTTGTAAATAAATTCATGTATTGAAATATTTAAAAAATTCCATTACTCTTTGATCTAATTGTTCTTTTAGAGAATGATTTTTTTTAAGCAACTCTCGCTGTGTTTTATTAATTCTAATACTATACACATAATCTTTCTTTTCTTTCTTTTTATTTCTTTCCATATTTTACCACCTCTAAGATAATTATAACATAGTTTTTATCGTATACAATAGTATACTTATGTCTACTGGCGTATACTTTATTAAAAGAGTAAAAAAATAAAGCTGATTTTATATCAGCTTTTAAAAAATAAGTATATTTTTTATATAGAATTGCTACTTAAATGAAGAATTTACAGCAAAGCTTTGAAGTACATTTTCAAAATCTTCTAAACTAATATCTTTAAAATTACATTTAACTAATTCATTTCCTTTAACAAATGCAGTAGCGTAATTCATTTCAACCTCATTACCATACTTATCTTTTCCTAAACCTTTAGCTTCAAAGAAAAATTCATTTTCTGCTAAAAGATTTACATCATTTAATATTTTACTTATTTCTTTTATTGAATTTAAAATACTAGGCTTATAATATTTATCACTTACTACTTCTTTTACTTTAAAATCAATAGTATAATAATTATCTCCTTCATTTTGTATATTAATTATTTCTATATCTGTTTTGCTTTCTAGATAATCTTTTGTTATACCTGCCTCCACTTCTTTTAATGTTTCTTTTTCTTCATTAGCTTCATTAATCTCAGCTATTTTATTGTTTTCTTCTGCTTTAATATTATTAGTTTTATTGATACCTCCATTAATTATGCCTATTAGTAATATTGCTATTACCCAAAACCATATTTTTTTATAAAAAGGTTTTTTCATTATTATTCCCCCCATAAAGTATTATACTTTAATTTTATATTATAGTAATATTTTGTCAATGTCACTATAAAGATTGTTATGCTACCAGTCTTCTATATTCATTTTTAAGATTTTCTTGGCTTAGTTGGGCATAAATCTGAGTTGTAGTTGGTGTAGTATGACCTAATATACCTTGTACTCCTTCAATTCTCATTCCTTGATTTAATAATCTAGTAGCCTGAGTCCTTCTAAACTTATGCGCATGAACTCTTTCTGTTACATCTGTTCTATTTTTTATCTTTTTTATAATCAATTGCAAAGCTCGAGTTCCTATTGGCTGATATGGTGCTTTCTCTGAAATAAATAAAGAATTAGATTCTCCTACCCTTTTATCTATATATTGTTGAATATGTAGCTTAGCCTTAGTAGAAAAATAAACTATTCTTTCCTTATTACCTTTCCCAACAACCTTTATACTCTGCTCAGACCAGTTAATATCTTCAATTTTAATATTATCTATTTCTGAAATTCTACAAGCAGTACTATCCAATAATTCAAATAATGCTTTTTCTCTTTCTGTTTTGCAGGCTTCTCTTAACTTTTCTAAATTTTCAGTTTTATATCCTTGAAGAATAATCTTTGGAACTTTAGTTTGTTTTAATTTAGCTGCAGGATTTTTAATAAGATATTCTTCATTTTGTAGCCACCCGAAAAAATTTTTTAAGTATGTAATATAACTATTTATAGTAGTTTGTTTTTTCCCTTTTCCTAATTGAGATAAGAATATTCTAAGATCCATTGTTGAAATGGTAGAACATGGTTTGGTGAAGAACTGATTTAATTTATTTAGAAATAATTTATAGTTGTATAGTGTTTTAGTACTTAATCCTTCAAGTTTTTTTACAGCTATATATAATTGAGCTTTTTCTTCAATATCGCTTGTTATTAAGCTTGTACACTTAGTTTGTATATCATAATCATACAGAGTTTCATCGATTAATCTTTTAACTTCAAGTTGTTTCTTTAAATCTAATTCCAATATTGGTAATAATAATGTTAGTTTTCCTGTAAGTTTTATACTTACTTCTTCATTTAAGTTACTCATTTTAATTTCTCCCTTGTTTTTCAGAGCAACCTAAGTTATACTAATAGTGCGAGTATTGGTGGTAACTTAGGTTGCTGCCTTTTTTATTAGTTAAATAATTTTTAATACCAAGTTATTCCGTTATATTCTGAATTTCTACATTTTATTTGGTTAACCCTTAACTATGATTTAATTGTACAACTATTAGTTGTTAAAGTCAACTTATTTTTAAATATTACTTGTTTTTTAAAACTATTAGTTGTATTATGTAAAAAGGAGTTGATTAAATGGATCTAAATAAAATTATAAAAAAATTATTAATAGATGAAGATATTAAACAAGGTGAACTGGCAAATAAAATTGGTACTACTCAACAAAATTTGAGTAAAAAGTTTAAAAATAATAGCTTTTATGTTAGAGATTTAATTAATATAGCTGATGGGCTTGGCTATGAGCTTAAAATAGAATTTATAAAAAAGAGTGAAAAAAAGAGCAATATTTAAAATTGCTCTTTTCACATCTCATGTTAAAGTTAATCTATTACAATTAGCCATAATAGAACTTAAAAACACCTCGTGCTAATATTAATTATATTTTTATAATATGCTATTTTGCAATTTGTAAACAAAAAAATAATAGTATGTTATTTTATGGCATATATTAAACACTTAATGTACATAATCTCTACATATTGTAGACATATTATGTTTAGACTATATTTAGATTATAAACATATTCTAAATATCTATTGAGATATCAACACTATTACTATTAAAAATGTCCTATATTTTTAGAAGAAATGAGTCTATGAGTACTATTCCGCAGATAATAGTTACTCCAATAAATCCTGTTAATATATCCTCATAACCCTTTATTTAAGCAAAAAAATAAAGGGTAGCAAATAAGATTTCTCCTACTTACTACCCCTTAAATGTTTTCTAATTTTATGTGTAATTTAGCACTATTATTATAACCTATTCTTCTTTAATTTCATAGAACCAACACCCTAAACTTTTCTTTAGTTCTTCACATTTTTCTCTACTTAAATATTGTGTTACAAACCAAATTCCTTTTTCATTGTGTTTTGCATATATTCTTATTCCAGGAAAGTATGCTTGTACGTATTCTATATCTATCCCACAATCTACATCTCCACTTTCTCTATATCCTGGTCTAATATAATTTGTAACAACATAATACTTTTTGTTTATATCTACTAATATGTCATTTGTAAAATTATTTACATCAACATTGGTATTTATTCCATTAACTTTTCCTGTTTCTGAATATTGGTGCCCTGCATATGAATTTCCCCATATATTAGTTTTCATTGGAGTTTCAACACCATAGTGAGCTATCCAACAAGAATACTTATCTAATGAATCATTTAAATTATCATTAGCAAAATAAGGTGATGTATATATACAAATAGGCAGATTACTTAAACTTTCAAATTTTTTTATAAATCTTAAAGCATAATCCATGACATCAAAATTATTTACCTCTACATCTAAACATGGTTTTAAATCATTTTGCTTATCCTTTATGTTATTATAAAAGTTTTCAGCTTGGCTTTCTGGATCAGAAGAACCAACTAAAAAATGATAAAAGCCAGTCTTAAGACCTACTTCTTTAGCTCCTTTATAGTGCTTATCTAAGTAAGCATCTTTATAAGTTGTCCCCTCTGTTGCTTTTATATAAACTACTTCTACCTCTTCATTCTTAACTTTGTTAAAATCTATATTTCCATTGTGATTACTTACATCTATACCTTTCATATTAACATCATCCTTTCTAAATTTCCATTCATTACTATAAAGAAAAAAGGTAGCTATAAGTGCTACCTAAATTACTCTTGTTTGTTATTTTCTTTATTAGATTTTATAAATGGTAAATCAACTCCATCTGTTCCTGGGTTATTTAATACCCCTAATATAACACCTATACTACAAAACGCTTGTACAGTAGTCATAACCCTTTCATTATCTACTAATACTCCATTAGTAGTAAGTACTAAAATTACAAGTGATACTAGAGTTATAATTGTTCCTGGATTCTTAAGTCTTTCTATTAATTCAGTGTTTTTCATTCTACATTCCTACCTTTCAATTTTACTCTTAATTTCTTTTACATCTTCCTTTATATCCTCAACAACATTAAAGTTTTCAGCTAAAGTATCTAATAAATCTTGATATCTGTTTTCTCTTTCTCCTGTGGTTTTTAAAACATATAATAAAAGAAAAACAAATAATGCATATCCTAATCCTTGACTTAACGCCATTTTCATTATTTCATCCATAACAGACTCCTTTCATAATTTTATATATAAAAAAGACACCTACATTACGTAAGTGCCTTTAATTTTTAGCCCCAAGCGTTTCCTGAATCAAAACCCCATCCATTTCCTGAATCAAAGCCCCATGTTCCGCCTGATTCTATTCCTCTAGTTGAACCTGTCATATATATCACCTTCTTTTTATTTTATAATATTAAATTCTACATATTAACATTAAATCCTTTTTAGAACAATAAAAAGAGAACAACTTAACGTTCTCTAATTAAAATACTTATCTGTGATTACATCTAAATCTTTAAGAAAATTTTCTTCTTTATCATTTAAATTTTCTTTATCTAATAATTCTTTTGCAAGTTCCATGCAACTAATTATAAATTTTTGTAGATTTTCACTCATTATTCTTCTCCTATTTTCACATTAATAATTGGTTATTATTAGCTCACCATATTTTCCTCTGCCTTTTTTATCTTTGCTGACAGAGTAATTTACTTTTGTTTCTATAATTGTTTTTCTTAATTTGCTTTTTCCTCCCATTCTAGTGATAGGTGCATTTAACATAAACATCACATCCTTATCTTTAGCGTAATTATTTTTATAAAAATAAGCAATAAAAAAGACTTATAAAAAGTCCTAATCTATTGCCTGTTATTTAATTTATCATATATTCCTATTGCGAACTAAACAACGGGCCTTATTTCTGTATATTCTACTTTAGTTATCTCTGTATATTGCTCTGTTGTTATTTTCTTATAACTTACAAAATCCCAAATATCAGAATTATTGTAACATCCCCAACAAAAATATCTTTGTACTTTTTCAAACCAATTCATTATACATTACCTCCTAAAGCTATTTGTTTTGTTAAATCTGCTAAATCTTTTTGTAATTGCTCTATAGCTAAATCTTTCTTAGCTATTTCTTTTGTATTTTGTGCTAATTCTTCTTGTAATAATTCTATGTTAGATTTTGGCAAATCTTCAAAAATAACTTTTTCATTTTTATAATCTATTTGCTTTGCAAATTTCCCATTTGGGATTTCGATTTCAATTGTTTTGATTTCTCCTATAGGTTTATAGAAAGTTCCTTCTTGTAAAAAAATCACATTACCTGTAGTATCATAATATATTATTGTTTTCATTTTTTCTCCTCCATTTATTCAAATGCTATATAATTATAAGTTAATTGTTTAGTCCATCCAGATGGAATCGGCAAATAAACTGTATTTCCTAAATAAATAGGTCTAAAAATATGCAAAAAAGAACTCCTTGAAGTTCCACTACCAGCTCCGTTTATGCAGATATTCTCTACGCACATTATAAAATCAGCAAAATCAGAAGCCGATGTAGATTTATTATAAGCTATTACGTAATTTGGTTTAAATGCTGTACTTATTGCTATATAATTTGATTTAACAGATGAACTTACTTGAGAAAAGTCTCCATTTAAAGGAATAAAAATTTTTTCATCACTTCCAGTAGTATTTAATGTAGTTCCTTTTGAAAATCTTTTTCCACCCATTCCCTCTACACTTATTTGCGCTATCTTTCCAACTAAACTAGCTAAAGCTTCATTTCCATTGGCACTTACACCCTTAATATTAAGATTACTAGCTGCTGTATTCTTATCTGCCTGTATTCTATTTGCTATCTCTGCATGTGTATTACTTCCTGTAACATTTCCAACCTTGCCAGCAATAAGACTTTTCCCATTACTGGCATACTGAAAAGCCTCATTTGCTTTATCCATAGCAGTTTTTACAGCTAATGGTGTAGCTGCTTCCGTTTGACTTGTACTATTAGTAGTATTATTAAGTTGTACAATTCCCTTTTGAGCTGTAGTAGCATCTGCAATTTTTATATTATCTACTTTGTTCGCAATATCTTTCAATTGCGAACTATTATTTCCTACAGCTTCATCAATTTTATCAAAATTATCATTGAAAATATTAATGTCATAATTTTCAGTTTCTAACGGTTTTATTAATTTTAAATTAGTTGTTTCATTACTCAACTATTAACACCTCCTAAATTATTTCTAATATTATTATGAGTATACTTACTAAGCTCTGCATGAGTATACTTTTTCATTTCAGCAAAAGTTGTATAAGTAAATTTATATTCAATTATCCAATCTGCTGCTTTTAAAGAATTTAAAATATTCTTTAAATCCCCTAAATTAGGAGGAATACCTTTAGTTCCAGTAAAGGTTATTATCAAAGTATATTCACTTGGTTTTTTACTCACATCAACTTCACCATTAGAATAAACTTCTGCTATATCTTTTATTCTATCTATTGTAATAATACCTTGTCCTCTTATTTTACTTATTATTTTACTTATTCTATAAGTAAAATAATAATTATTGCTTACTGGTAATACAACATCTAGTTCATACTTATCTAGTGTTTTTTTAGCAGTATGAATAAGTAATTCATTTTGAGTATTTTTACAATCTTCTAAGTATCTATTAAACTCGTTTTCAATAGCTATAAGAATATTTTTAGTTAAATCTGATGTTGAATAATATGGTGGCATATTATTTAGTAAAATTACACTATCCATATACAACAGCTCCTAATTCTGCTATTTGAGTATCAGTTATTTTTACATCTGATACATCTCCATTTATTTTTAATTCAGAAATATTTTTTACACCTTTAGAATTAAAGATTTTATCAGCTATAGCAAAATAAGCAATTGTGCTTTGTTCAAAAGATACATTTTTAAGATAATTCTTAATATTACTTTCTACATCTTTTTTTATTTCATCTAAACTATAATTAATTGTATCTGTATTTAATGTTACATTTATATTTATTATTGTTGTTATTGCACTTTCTACTGTTAATGTTCCACTACAAGCTGGTCTTACGCTCTCAATATAACTCTTTACATTATTTATTAATTCTGTGCTAGCTGCTTCTCTATTTGAATTAATAAGAACTATTTTAATTGTTCCTGGACCACTCCAGCAATCAATTACTTTTGCATCACCTACACCAATAACACTTTTTGCCCATGCTCTATATTGTGCTATATTTCCACTTGTTTCAGGATCACCTATCTTTTCATAATATCTATTTCTAAGTTCTGAATCTGTTTCTTCATCATATCCATTTGTAAATGCTTTTTCATTATTAACTGATTTAAGTCCACTTAAAGTTTTTGGGAAATATATAATTGTATTTTCTTTTGTATTTCCTGCACTTCCTAAAGTTGTACAAATTACATTAGCTTCAATAATTCCATTATCATCTGCAATATAATCTTTATCTGCTGCATAATTAATACTACCAATAGACACTAAATCACCTTTAAAATATTTGCTATCAATATCAGCAAAAATTTTAACAGTTCCAGTTGAATAAGTTGCTTTTTTCCTCTTAATATTTGCATATTCTTTTACAATATCCTCTAAGTCTTTTCCTGTAGCAGTATTAACATGTTTTTTGACAATTTCTTTTTCATTTGATTTATAAACACTTTCAAATTCTTTAGCAGCAGATGAAAGAATGTCATAAATAAATTGTCCTTTGGATTTATCATAGGAGCTATTTATATCGCTCAACATTCTATTAAGAATAGTTTCTTGTGTATCGCTCACTATATATTAACCTCACTTTCTACAGTTCCATAAATTGTAATTACTTCAAAACTTACATTTAGTAGTCTTTTACTTCGTTCAAATTTGAAATTCTGTACAAATTTAATTGCAGTATTTTTTAATAATGTTTCTTTTACTATTCTTTCGATTTCAGATTTTATAAAAGGAAATGGTAAATCACTTGTAACTAATTCTTTTAAATCTTCTACTCCATATTCATCTTTTTTTATATAAACAGGGTATTTATTAGCTGTTGTATATAGTGTTTTTTTAATCCACATTTTTAATGCTTCATATCCATTAACTTCAACTGGTTTACCATCTTTTATTACAAATTCACCTTTTTCAAAGTTAAATAAAAAAGACTTACCAGTTAAGGTAGTCTTATTATCTGCTTCAGTATTTTCTTCTATAAAATTATATTGTTGTGGTGTAATCACTTAACCACCTCCACTATGAACCATTTCTGACCATTAGATGTAGGAACACAAAGTACATTATCTCCTACTTTTAAACTTCTATCTATAGTACAAGTTCCTGTTTTTCCATCTACTGTACAAGTTCCTGTATAAATACTTAAACTATTAGAAACATAAATTAAATTATCTGATAAAATAACTTTATTATTAAATATACTTATATTTATAGGATTAACAGAAGTTATTTGTCCTATTGTTGGTTCATCTGCTGTAATATTATTTCTTTTCCTAAACTCTTTAGCTATATCAACATAAACACTCATATTTACACTCCCTTTTATTAACTATTTAACTTATATGCTGTACAAGTTTGTCGTCCTAAACGATTTGCTAAAGCGACGGCATCACTACCATTTCCAACATATATATCAAGTCTATTTTTTGAATTAAAATCATTTCCTCCTCTATCTTCAACTGTAAAGACTCCTTCTTCTAATCCATCAATACCTGTTAATTTAAATTGTGTTCCAAATGGATATACATTTGATGCACACATACCATATTTAAGTGCTTTTCCACTTGCTGATTCTGAGCCACCTTCATTGGCTGCTCCTGTATAAAAGCTTAAGCTCATTGTTATTTCAGTAGCATTACTAAAATCAACATCTCCTGAATTTGTACTATTGTTGCTACTTGCACCATTTGAATCATTAGCATTATCTGAAATAATTTGATTAATCAAATCAGTATTTTCATAACTACTGGTTAATATATTAGGTTCTACATCTAATTTAATTTCTATATCACATTTATGCAATCTATCTGAAAGAGTATGTCTTGCACTTTTGACAAAGTAATATCCAATTAATTTCTCTGAGTGAAGATAAATATATCTATTAGCCTTTATTTCTACTTTTTCATCTAAAACAATAAGTGGAATAGTTGTACTTTTTTCAATCTTATTTAATTCGGATAATTTATTAACAGCTATATTCTTAGCTTGTGCTATATTATCAACATCAACTGTTATAGTATCGCTAAGTTTTCCATACCAGCTATACTTGGTTTCATCACTTGCACTTGCAATTATAGAATTATATTTTTCTTCACTAGATACAATTTGTATATCATTCTTCATGTCCTCTATACTGCTATCAATAAAATAATCACCAACTATAATATTAGGTACTATCTTCATATCTTCAAGCCTAAAAATATTAAGTTTATTGCCTTCAATTTCTCTAAAATATCTTATCCCTTGGTCGTTAGATGATCTAGCTAAAATATCATCTATTATTTCAGCTAATGTCTTATCTTTATAAATTTGAGTTATAAGAGTAGGTATTTCTGTTATATCTCCAATTAAATAAGCATCCCCTATAAGCGATTTAATACACTCACTTGCTTGTAAATTATTAAATTGTTTCAATACTTTACTTTTTAGATAAAAGCTATAATCTTGTATTGTATAATTAAATATATTGGTTTTATCTGATTTATGAATTATTATACCTCTAATTAATTCAGTATCACTTTCATATAAACTTACAACTTGCCCTTCTGCCAAGTCTTTGATCGTATCAAAAGTAAGCTGAGTACCAAGCGTATCAGCGTTACTTTCCCAACTCAGATTATTAGAACATTGTAGAATGTCAACTCTATTAGTTACTAATCTAAACATATCTATTCCCTCCATGCTCCACTATCATCAACATAATAGCCATCAATAGTTGTATTTCTAGCCATATTACAAGTACTATCATAGAAGTAATACCACTTTCCATTAATCTGTTTCCATTTTCCATGCACGGCCATGCACTTTTCATCAAGATAATACCATTCATTTTTCCAAAGCAACCATTGATTTTCAAGTGCATATCCAGCTTCATTAAAGAAATACCATTCTCCTTCTATAAATCTCCATTCATTAGCATACCATTTATAATTATCATAATCATAGCAGTACCACCAACCAGTAGCATTTCTATTCCAACCAGGTGCATAAGCACTTTTAGTTGTTTCTCTATACAACTTAAGACCTAAGCTATATTTATAATCACAATTTCTTTTAACGCTGTAATTTAAGCTTTCAATAGAAAATTTATTGTTAACATAAGTACTCCCATCATCTTTTATAATAACAACTTGTATATATTGTTTACTTACAACTGCATAATCTAATAGATCAAGTACATCTTTTGCTAATACATTACTTTTAGCAAAACTATATTTTCTAACAGGTAATTCACCTTCTAAAGTAAAAGTATATAATCCCTGTTCTTTTATGAAATTATAAGTACCCGCATTATAAGATTTAAATTCTTCATTTTGTATACTATACTGTAATTCAGGAAGTTCAGCTGGTATGAAAGGGAGCTTCAATACTTTGCTTTTGTCCTTATTTGCGATATAAATATCATAACTCATACTTAAACCTCCCTATATATTAGCAAGTGCTGCTAAAACCTTTCTTCCAACAATTTCTCCACATTTATCTGCAAAACTTTCTTCTCCTATGAATGTGTTAACATTTATCTGTATTTGTGAGATACCCTTATTATTTAACATTTTATTAGTTTCACTATTAGTATTAACTTTTGCACCCTTAGACATATTAACAAGTTCTGGACCATGTTCACCTACAAGAGTTACTCCTTCTTGTGTGTAATGACTTCCTGTTGCCAATTGTGGTATGTGTGGAATATTTAATCCAACGTGTTCACCCCCAAGAACAGGAACCCAATCTGGAATATTAAAATCAATTTTATTAATACCATCTATACATTTGTTAACGATTCCTATAATAAAGTTCAAAGGAGCTTTTGCTATGCCTTTTAAGCTATCAAATATTCCTCTAAAAATTTCTTTTACGCCTTCCCAAGCAAGCCCCCAGTTACCAGTAAATACACCAGTAATAAAATCAATAATTCCATTAAATATTTCTAATGCACCTTGGATTTTAAGACCTATTCCACTAAATACATCTGAAACTATATTCCCGATAAAACTAAATACTATACTAAAAATAGGACCAAAAGTGTTTACTAACCAAGTTCCTAAAGGTACAAGTACATTATTCCATAAGTTTTGTAGGCTGCTCCATAAGCTTTGTAAAATAGGCATTATAGTACCTTGAAACCATGTCATTATTGCTTGTCCTATAGAAATAACTATCTTTCTGAATCCTTCGCATTTAGTCCATAGTAAAACAAATATGCCTATTAATGCTGTTATTCCAAGTATTATCCAACCAATTGGAGATAGAAGAATAGTTCCATTTAATACTGCCCACACAATTTTAAATGCTTCTATTGCAATAGATACACCTCTTACTGCTTTACTAACTAATGTAAAAGCTAATGCCATACTAGCAATAGTTATAATAATATCTTTATGTTGCACTATAAAATTAATTAATTTACTTATAACATTATAAACAGCAGTAAATACCTCTGTAGCTTTATTGGCTATATTATCAAGTGTCCCATCATTTTGCCATTCGGTAAGTTTATCAGCTAATGTTTGCACTTTTGCTTTTATTTTTTCAATCAAACTTCCACTTTTTACAGTTCCATCTTCTTGTATACCAACAATTTTAGAAAGTGCTGATTTAACAATACCAGTAACTGTTGAAAATAAACCTTTTGTAGTTTTAGCAAGTTTTTCAGCTCCACCAGTATATCTTTCATCCATTATAGCAAGTAACGCTTTATTAAAGTTTTCTTGATTAGTTATCTGACCTTTATTATTAATAGTTTCCTGTCCAGCAAACATTTCATTTGCTTTAGCTTGTATATCTGATTTTTTAATTCCAAATTCTTTTAATCGCTCCAGTTCTCCTGTCTGTGCATCAATAAAAGCTTCAGTTGCTTGGTCTATAGGCTTGTTTGTTGCAGCAGCCATATCCACTATATTTCCTAGATAACTTTTAGCACTTAATCCCATAGATTCAAGTTTACTTGAAGCTTCAACCATTTCACCACCTTCAAAAGGTGTTTTATTGGCTAAATCAATAGAATATTTCATGATTTCAGCTGCTTTTTCTGTTGACTTAGTAGCTGTTTCTAATTGAGTTCTATATCCTTCAAGATTGAATCCTTCAGAAAGTCCAGTCCCAAGTCCTAAGCCACTAATAACAGTACCTATTTTAGCTGCTTTTTTAGTAACATTAGCAACTGTTTTTTCAATTCCTTTTCCTAAATTATTTAAACTTTTCTGTGCTGCAAGTGTAGCCTTTTGAGCTTCTTTACTAAGACTTTTAAAATTTTTAGATACTCCTACAAGTTTTTTACTAGCATTATCTTGCAGTGAAAGAATAGTATTTAATGTTTTACTTGCCAATATTAATTACCTCCTTCCCCTGCTAATGCTTTTAATTTGCTTTTTTCAAATTCAATTTTTATATCAATGTTATAATTCATACTTTCGATAAAAAATATTTTTTCTACTTCTGTAAGATTTAATAAATAATTTAATTTAAATCCTCTATCTAAATAATAAGAAACATAATTAAGTTCACCAGGGGTATTTTTAGTACCCCTTATTAGTTTTTTATTTCTTCTTGAATTTCATTAGAATTAAATATATCTGATATTTTCTCAGCTGCATCAATTGTTCCATCAACGCCAAAAACTTTAAATGCAGTATCATAAGGATCTATTACTTCAACTTCTGTTTGTAATTCAGAATCATGCAAATAAGTACAACATTTATAAACTAAAATCTTAGCTGCTTCAGCAACTGGAATTATATCAGTTTCATCTACCTTTACATTATTATTTTCATCTCTGCTTATCTTTGCACCTTTTGCTGCACCATTTAGATATTCCAATAAATCATTATCACTTGGTCGAGAAAATGGTACAACTCCATACCCTTTTACAAAAATATCAGCTACAAGTAATCTTTTTTTATATTTATCTATTGCTTTTGCTTTAAAATCCTCTAATGTTAATTTTTTATTATCCAATATAATCATCCTTTCATAATAAAAAAGACACTCAATTAAGAGTGCCTTCCTTAAGCTATTTTATCTAAAACATCATAATCACTAAATTTAAATGGATATTCTTCTTCAACAACTTCCTTAGCCTTAAATCCTGCTAAAATAAATTCTGTTATTACAATACCAGTAATAGCAGTTCTTTCACTTTGTCCAGTAGTTTTATCAGTTAGTGATGTTATAATTTTAAAGTCAGGCATTATACCACTTTTATAAGCCATTGCTACTTGATACCATAACTTACTATTTATTTTCCCAAAAGTTATAGTTCCTTCTCCACTCCAACCATCATAAGATGAATGTGTTGCTGCGTCACCACAAAAGTTATGATCTGAAAATTCCCCTTTTACTTTTGCTTCAATGCTTTTTACAGTAGTTAATAATTCTCCATTAATCCATACATTCCCACTTGAACCTTTTAATAATCTAGTTACTACATCTGACATTTAATCACCTCCAACTAAAAAAGAGATATTACAAATTTTAAGTTTGTCATAGAACCTAAAATTTTAACATCTGCTAATATATATAAATCTCTTTTAAATGTACTATTTTTTATTTTTGCATCATTCCATGTGCTAGCTTCTGATTTTCCTGAAGCAATCCATACTTTACGTTGAGATGTGACATCTATTTCTGTAATATTATTATAATTACTATCTAAAATATCATTTTCTTCAAGTTCTTTAAAATAAGAACTATTTACAGCACTAATAAATAAAATTTGATTATCTAACTTATTTTTATAATTACCTAAATAAGTTTCTTGAAATACTTCTCTAATATCATCTTGCATCATATCCATAGCTTCAACTGTTTCTATGAACTGCATATCTTCAGTATTATTTTCTCCATCTAAAGTAATAAGAGTATTATTCCCTTGAACTATCCTTACATATTTACTATCATTTTTAAGAATAAAATTACCTTTAGCTAATTCTGAATTATTATCAGCAAACGCTTCAGTTCTTGATAAATTTGTACACTTAAAATATGTGCAACTTTTATTATTTCCACCACAATAAGCTAAAATTCCCAATAAACTTGGAAGATATTGAACTCCATCTACTTCTCCCCTAGCATCCTTAAACATTATTTTTTCATTTGTAAAATTAACTATATGTTTACAATCTGTGCTAGTACCTTTATATACAAGTGCTTTATAAGTTTTCTTTTGTTTTTCCTTAGATTTAATCCAACTTATAAGTGTTGTAAAATCTTCTCCTGCTCCATTTGCTATTGTTATCCATCCTGTAATTAAGTTTTTTTCTATTTCTATAAGTGCATTAGCAATTGTATCTGTATTAACTAAGATAACTTTTGCTGGTGGAAACATGAATATATCTGTAATCGCTTTTTGATTGTCCTCACTATATTTATTTTTTACTTTTTCAAATTCTGTAATATCTTTATACTCTAAATATTTAGGACAGTCTTTAGTTGTATCATTTTTTAATATTAATATTGCAATTCCACGTTCAGATTTATTAATTGAACTTGTAGCTTTTTGCTTAAATACTATATCAATATTAGGTTCTTGTACTGTCATAATCATCCCTCACTTTCACTAATATCTATTTTAAAATGTAAATTTTCCATGTTTTCATATTCAACACCATCATTAAGTATAATTTCAGGAATATCTTCTAAAGTTTCAATATCAAAGCTACATATAAGAACTTTATCGCTTACTGTAGCTTCAACTTCATCAACTTCAATATAAAAGCTATCATTAACTTTCAATGAAGTTAAAAATTCATTTTCAATTAGATCTTGTACTTTGGTGTTTTCAATTTTGTATTTTTCCAAATCACTTGCAAAAAAATAAACTCTTACAGTAAGAGTTCTTTCTTTCATACAACTATTAAATTTTCCTGTAGTAGCATTATCTAAAAATATCTTTAATGATGGTCTAACTATTGGCTCTGATAAATCACTTGCTATAATAGGAACTGATTTAAATTCACTATCTTTAAGTGCATTAATAATTTTATTGTTAATAGCCTTGTTGAGTTCTAATAGTGTTATCATTCGCTCAACTCCTTAATTACTGTATTTTCAACAAACTCTTCACAATCTGAATTGAATGTACTTTCAAATTCTTTAGCTGATTTTTCGAACACATGAAAGCCTGGTACAAAGCCTACTTCTTTATGTCCTTGCTTTTTATGTGTTACTTGTCTATGACCGTATTCAAGCAAATGAGCAACATATCCACCATATACTCTTATGCTTGTGTTTCCTTGCTTTCCACCATATTTATAAACTTTTCCTCTTTTAATACCTTTGAAATATTCTCCTGTGTCCTCTATTACGTTGCTTTTTGCCCTTTTGAGAGTAGCTTTTTTAAGTTTATTACCCTCTTTTTGCATGAAAGTTTTACTTTTTTTAGGCAATTCAGAACTAGCAAGTTTTAATAAATCTTTAGCAAAATCATCTAAATCGCTTGTATCTATTCCATTAGATATAAAATCACCTACTTTTTTATATAAATTTATTATCTTGTTAAACTACAATATATCTCAATTCTATCCTTATATTTGAAATTTGGAATATTATAATCAATATCAAATCTCATTCCTTTATACATTAAATACATATCATTAGTTAGATTTTTAATAGCATTTGTTCTTACAGTAATTTTATATTTATTTTCAACTTCTATTACATTACCAATAGTTGTTTTAATAGATCCTGTAGTTGGTTTTATTTCACACCACAGCGATTTAATTTTATCAGGTTTATAATCTGTTTCACCTAATTCATTTTCATAAGGTATATTACCCCACAATTCTATTCTATTGTTTAATCTGCAATTAAGATTATTCAATAGAATCACCTTCTAACTGTAGTTGTAAAATTATACTTTTTAATGTATAAGCAACTTTTTCATTTGTTTTGTCTATAGTATATTCTCTATTTTCATATAAAGTTGAAACTATATTTAATAATAATAATTTATATCTAGCACTTGTTTCATCATATTTACCAACTGCATCAATTATATATTCCTTAGCAACATCAATTAATAGTATTATATAACTATCATCATCATCAAAATCAATTCTTAAAAATTGCTTTACTTGTTGTAGATCCATTAAATTCCCTCCTTAATCAAAGGGCATATTGCCCTTAGAATTAAGCACCAGTTACAGTTGTATCAATAGTACCAGCTATATAACACTTATCAGATTTATCTACTTGAATTACATCAATAAATTCAATAAGTCTTGCAATAGTTGTATTACTCATAAATCCCGCTTCACTTGAAGTAGCAAAACTAATTAATCCATTATAATCAACAAATTTAATAGCTTCTGCTAAATTACCATAAAATATAGGTGCTTTAGTTCCTGTGTTTGGTAGCATGGCATCAGAATAAATTAATACTGTATATCCTTTAAACTTTCTTTGAGTTGGATTAGCAACATCAATATTTAATATTGGCTTACCAGTTGTATCAACTTCTCCATCTAAATAATCAAATCCAGTTTGATTAGTAACAATTACAGTTCCAAATAAAACTGCTGGATCTAAGTCTTTATTTAAAGAACTTTTTAAGTCTTTCCATCCCTTTAATGCTTTTATAGTTTTATTTTCTTTTAATTTAGTAATAATCATCTTATTTTCTGTTATTACAGCCTTTTTAGCAAATACTTCTACAACATAAGATATTAAAGCATTATCTGTCATTTTTAATAAAGTATTAGATAATTTAATAAATGCAGCTTTTTCTTTTAAAGCATAAGATACATTTTTAAATTTAATATCATTACTTTCACTTCCATCTGTACCATCTGTAAAATCAATTAATTCACTTACTGTTTCAAAATCTTCTACTGGAAATGAACCTGTTAATGCACCAGCTGGCATATATCCTACAGCATCTCTTAAACTTCTATATTCTCTTATCTTTTTATGAATTAAAGTTGAAACATCAGTAGGTAATAAATATCCTTCTCCACTTCCATCTCCAGTTTGTGGAGTTTGTACTAATAAAGCATTTTCAGCTTCGGTCAAACTTCTACCAGTTACTTTTTTAATCATTGCTCTTATGCAATTAGCATTTTTTTTAGCTTTGTTTTTAGGCATTTCTTCTGAATTATTTTCAGGATCACTATTAATATTATTTTTAGCAGCAAGTATTTCTTCTTCTTCTATTTCTAAAGCTTCTTGAATAGAAATAGCATTTTTAAGATTCTTAATTTCTTTCATTTTATCTTCTGCATCCTTATATTTAGTTTCATCTAATAAAGTTTGTGCTTCATTTTTTAAACCCTCTAATTTATTTCTCATTTCTAAAGATTTTTTCATTTAATACACTTCCTTTTTCATTTTTTAATATAAAAAAAACTACATACTAAGTAACTCTAACTCAATTTGTAGCCTATTTTTTAAATCTTTATTTATTTTTTGTTCTTTTTCTGTATTTTCAATTAATTCTTTAGGAATATTCTTATAATCCTTCAATGAATTAATATCTAATTTAGCAACTGCCTTATTTTCAGTAGTTACAGTTACATTAAAATATTTTTCAGCTTCATTTGCTTGTAACCATGTTTCTTTATTCATTAAATCTTTTATAGTTTCAATGTCTACATCATCTTTTAATTTAGACTTATATACATTTTCAATTCCTACTTGAATAGTATCTAAATCATCAGCCATTTTTCTCATTTCTGTCGCATTTCCCCAAACAATGTTACTTGGTTTATGTATCATTAAAAATGAGTTGCTAGGCATTATAATTTCATCACCAGCCATTGCAATTACACTAGCAATAGAACCAGCTAAGCCATCTACATGACAAGTTTTCTTACCTTTAGACCTATTAAGCATATTATATATAGCAAGTCCAGCAAATACTGATCCACCACCACTATTGATATAAATATCTAGTTCTTTATCTTCTACTTCTGATAAAATATCAAGTATATCTTGTGGACAAGTATCAGTGTCACACCATTTTTCCCACTCGTCACCAACTATATCACCGTAGAAATATATACTAGCTTTTGTATCTGTTGAATTTTTAACTTGTAAATAATCCAGCTTACTCATTACCATCACCCCCTTTCTCGTACTGCTTTCCTAAATCCTTTAATGGAATACTAGCACCATTGCCTATAATAAGTTGGTCAGTACCTTCTATATAAGGTAAATTCTCCTTTTCTCTAACCTCTGCTATTGTTATCCATCCTGTGTTAACCCCAGTTTGATATGAAGTTGTTCTACTTGTTAAATCACTTCTTAAAATACTATCTACATTAAACTGCCAGTAGTAGCCTTTTTTCTCTTCATCTTTAGTTAACACTTTATAATCCATTTCTTGTTCATAAGTAGTTAAAACATTTTGTAATGTATCACTATAAAAAGCTTTATTTTGCTGTTCGATATTGTTATAAGTACTTTTTTCCATATCATTAAGTTGAAAGCCTTTTACTCCAAAGGCATTAGCAATATGTCTTGTAGTAAGTCCTTGTAATTGAAAAAATTGACTATTTACTAATTTAGTTTCTAATTGTTCAACTTTAAAATCTGTTGGGATTGGTACAACTTTCCCAGCATTTTTAGCACCACCCATATCAGCAAATTTCTTCTTTATTTTTTGTTGTTTAGCATCATTTAAATCTCCAATATATTGAACTATTATAGGATCTTGAAGTCCATTTTTATATTTATTTTTTAATAATTTAGCTGAATACTGTTCATTTTCTACTGTATCAGCTATATATTTCTTAATGCTAGTACCTTTTAATCCATTCATACTAAAATTCTTAAAATGTACTATTTCATCACTTGTATAAATAATCTGACCTTGTTTTTCATCCTCATGAACATAATAAACTGCATTTTTGTTATTTAAAATTCCAGTATTATCAACCATAATAGTTACTTTTCTACTATCTAATAAATATAAAGCTTGTATTTGCCCTCGAATATTTACATCCATAACCCAAAAAGCATTACCATATTCTAACCTATTAAATTCTGTAGCCCACATAAAATCATGTGCATTAGTAAAAGGATTAGGTCTTTTCTTTAAAAGTTTATATAAATTATGATCTTTTGCTTTTATTGAACCTTTTTCTGTTTCTTGCATAAGTTTTAATGGTAATTTAGCAATAGCATTACACCGTATTTGCATACAAGAATAATAACTTGTACTTGTAAGCTTTGTATTTGCAATTTCTTCTATATTAGTATTAAAAAATTCTTTCAATTCTTCTAAAGTAGGATTAGTTCCTATAGTTTCGCTTTCAACTTTATTTGTGAATATTTTTTTAACTTTGCTTACTATTTTATTTTTTTTCATTTCATCACCACCTTACCATTCATCACTTTCTAACCACTCATCAACATCAGTTTCATTATAAAATTCATGATATAATGCTAATTTAAAAGCACATAACATAGCATCAACTGGATCTATTCTTTTTACGCTTGCATCTTTATCTATCTTTATAAGTCCATTATTAGTTTTTATTATTGCATTTGACATTGAAAAATTTAATAATGGATTATTAGTATAGATAACATTTTTAGAATAAACTTGCTCTCTAAATCCAGCTGTACTTTCATTTAATGATTTATGACTTTGATATACTTCTTCAACTGTAAAACCCTCATTGCTTAAATCCATCATTATTTTTGAAGCATTAGCTGGATCAAAACATAAACATTCTATGTTCCATTTATTTTCTTCACAAGTATTTAAAACATATTCTATTACTTGTTGTTGGTCTACAATTTCAGTATTAGTAATAGTTAAATACCTTAATCGCTTCCAAGCATCATATGGAACTTTATCTTTAAGTATTCTTTCTCTTAATTTTTCTTTATTAGGAATAAAGGAATGTGAAAAACATACATATTTAACTATTCTTTTCCCTGTTTTATCTATTTCATTACTTAAGATAGGAATAATAAAAGCAACCGAAGTTAAATCTATCTTCGCTGACATATCAAATCCAATATATACTGGTCTATTTTTTAGATCATATGGTATCTTTTCAACCTCACATTTTTTCCATTTTGACATATCCATATAACCATTTTCTTTAGCCTGCACCCACCAATTTAAGCATTTAGTTAAAAATGCAATCATTTTTTCTGGTATTTCTTTAGCAATTTTATATTCTGCTCTAATCTTTTTAATACCTGCTTCATATGTCATTCTTACTGGATTAGCTTTTTTCCAATTTTCATAATTGTCAATATCATCATCTTTGTCAATTTCACATATATCAATGAAGTATTCATCATTGATAATATCAATATCAGGATTTAATATTTTAGAACAATAAGTATATTCTTGTGTATAACAAGGATATGTTAAATCCATACCAGCTGTAGTAACTATCATTAAAAGACTTTCTTTAGTATTTCCTCCTAAACCAAGATCATAAAATTCAGTAGTTTTATGCTGATGATATTCATCTAGAACTAATAATGCTGGATTACTACCATCACCTTCTTTACCATCTTGTTTATTCAATGGTTCTAATGTACTGCCTGACTTTAAATGAATTATAGTACCTTTATTTATTTTAAATTTTTTCTTTAATGGAGAACCTTTGAGTAAATTCTTACATTCATTGAATATTACTTCTGACTGTTTTCTTTTTACTCCTGCACAATAACATTCATAAATTTCTTTATTTCTTACTGCCCTTGATGACATTTCATAAAGAGTGACTCCAGCTTCCATTTGTGATTTAGCATTTTTTCTTGCAACTTCTATAAATGATTTAGTAAATCTTCTAAGATGTGTTTCTTTATGCTCCCATCCATAAATTTGACACAAACAAAATTTTTGCCATGTATTTAAAGTTATGAATTTGCCAGCTAAAACACCTTTGCTATGTTTTAAATAAGAGAACCATTTAACTATTTTTTCAGCTTCTTCTTCATTCCAGCAATAGTTAAACGGTTCTTTTAATATACTTAATTTCGAATTTTTTATATCATTTATAAATCTAAGGCATGCCCATTTATGTTTTTCTCCACTTGGAATAATATTATTTAAGCAATCATTAGAATATTGAATTAATTCTTCTAATATAGTCATTAAATATCTCCAAACTCGTCAGCAATATTTTCATCTTTTTGAGTAGTTGTAATAGTAGCAAGTTTTAATCTACCATCAATATTTATTCCACATAGTGCTCCAAACTTTCTCATTTCAGCTGCAGCATTATCGCGTACAGTTAAATATGGATTCTCAACTAACTTAACTCCACTTTTATTAGCTTGTCTTATTAATAATGACTTATCTTTAAGTTTTTCTACTGCATATACATATGTTGAAAAAGCATTGCAATATCCTCCAATATTACTCAAATCTAAATTTCCAACTATTTTTACAGAATCAAGTTCATTAACAACACGTTTAAATTCATTTATAGCAATATTATCACTAAGCCATGAAGGAGGATTTTCTAATTGTTCTTTTCCTAAAATTAATATTTCTTCTTGTTGCTGTTTTTCTTCTTTTTCTGCATTAGTTAAATGTTTTGTCTGCATTTCAACTGGTATTCTTGCTCTACTCATAAAAACAAAGCTCCTTTCATTAAAATTTACTTTTTCAAAACTTTATTGGGAAATTTGCGAAAGGAAAGCTACCTATGCGACCATTTAAGAATTTCAAAAAACTTTTTTGATACCCCCCTACCTTTCAAATTCCCTTTTAAATCTTTCTATAAGATTAAATAATAACTCTATCGTTTCTTTTTTCTTTCCTTCTCTATAAAGCTTATGGATTGTTTGATGATTGCTTTCAGTCAAATAGATTATATTATCTATATCTAATCTCCTATCCCAATTATCTTTTAATTCTTCAATGTGATGGTTTGTTTGTCCATACTCAATTCTATTTAAGATATAGTAACTATATATATCTAATCCTTTGTATAGTGTTTTAGCTTTCTCTTTTATAGTTAACCATTCTTTACTCGAATAAAAGCTTTGTTCTTTCTTATCTGTTCTATAATGTTTGTACTCTTTATGTCTTTCTTTTAAGCAATCGCATTTAGTTCCTTCTAATATTCTCTTGTTACATCTGCTACAACGTTTATAGATAGGCATTATATATCAGTTCCTTCTATAAGTTTCTTGTGTTGCTCTGCTTCTTGTTTCTTTAACTTAAGCAACTCACTATCATTATTAACTTTGTTAGGATCTTCTTTCCAAGCTTTATTCTTTCTATTTATTAACCAGAATTTCTGTGCATTAAGTTCTGGACCTTTATACTTTTTTACATTGCTTATCTTTACATCTTCTACCACTACTACGCTTCCATCAGGTTTTCTTGTTTCTGTCTTAACTTTAGTTGCAACTTCTTCATAGTACTTATAGCCTTTACAAATTTTAAGTAAAGATTTCTCTACTTCCTGATTAGCTTTGTCTTTTCCCGTAGCAATTGCACCCCTAAGTGCTACGTTATTACTCTTATATTTTCTATAAGTTGAATATCCGATTCCTAATTTTTCAGCAATATCTTTGTCAGTATCTCCACCTTCAACCCATGATTCTATCTTGTCTAAGCTATTATTAATCAACTCTTCATAACTATCACTTCTAGCCAATTTATCACCTCAATTATCGTAGCACTTACGTTCCAAAATGCTACGTTATTTTTTTATATTTCCTAAGTTTTTAAAAACATTTTATTTTTATATTTTTATTAATATTAATTTAAACCCTTGCACCTATTGCTATATCTAGCTTTAAGGCTATTTTATTTTATTTATTGAATGTGACATTTTCTTAGGGAATAAGACATTGACTTTTTAAAGCACATATAATGGAAGATTTATTTTTATATCATTCTCAATGTGCATATACTGAAAAATAAGACATTCAGTAATTAAAAAAAATAAAAAGCTTACAGGATTAAATCATTTAAAGTTTGTGAATAATTATCATAAACTTCTCTATCTAAACCTAAATAAACTTTTGTTTCTTCTATTGAACTATGTCCTAACATTTCTTTAATTGCTAATAGATCATGTCCATTATTTTGATAAATCCTATAAGCATAAGTTTTCCTCATACTATGAGCACTTATCTTTTCTATACTAAAAAATGTTGCTGCTTCTTTAAGTATCTGCGATACTCTTTTTACTTGTATATATCCACCTTTTCTACTTTCAAACATATACTCATAATCATTTTTATTAATTATATATTCTTCTAGTTTTTTTCTAAGATTTTTTACTATAACTACTTTTCTAGGTTTTCTATTTTTTTCTCTAATGTTTTTAGAATTAAGCTTTTTTCCTTCCATTATTGTAAAATATCCCGAATCTAAAGCTTCTTTAACATCTCTGACTTTTAATTTAACTAAATCACCAGCTCTATATCCAGTTCCAATACCTAGAATAAATAATATATAATTTCTATAACTCTTTGATTTTAGATAATCTTGTATATCATATATTTCATTCACTTCTTTGATTGGATTAGCTGGTTGTTTTTTTTTTCGTCTTTTAGGTGGACTAATATTAGATTTAATATTCTTCATAATCTCACCTTTTTCGTTCATCATTTCTAAAACATTCTTCAATATCTGCATACTTGTAAGGATAATAATAAGTTTCTATTCTTTCACATTTATTTTTCTCTTTACAACTTAAACAAAACAAAGGAGATCTAGCACATAAGACTTGATCCCCTTTAAATTTAATATTTAATTTAAGTTTCTTTCTCACATTACTAAACCTCCTATTTTTTTTTAACTAAAATTAGTAGTTACTATATATTGTGCTTATATATTTTTTTATTAGCTACTAATTTTCAATATAAAGAAAGCACCTAGAATTTTTCTAAGTGCTTTCTTTAACCAATTACATTATAACATATATTATGTGAAAATTAAGTGCAATTATTGTGTAGTTTTAGTGTAATTATTGTGTAGTTTTAGTGTAATTTCTATGCAATTTTTACTCTTTTAATAGCTTTATTTAATATATTATATATTTGCTTTTTACTTCTATATAATTTTTTTGTAGTTTCACTTATACTATTTTTTTCTATAAGTAACATTTGAACTACTTGTATTTCTGCATCTGTTAAAACTTTTAAAGCATTATCTACTCTTTTATTTGCTATCTCATTAAATCTTATTTTTTTTTCTAAATTTTCAACTTGATTGAGTACATAATCATTATTTTTACAAGAAATTGAAGTTTGAACTTTTTCATCAAAGTTAGATGCTCCTATCTGTTCTCCAACTTTTAGTTCTTCTATTTTTAGTTTCATATCTTCTATTTCTATTTCTCTTAATTTGTACAAAGCTAATTCTCTTTTTATCTTTTCTTCCATGTCCATCACTCCTTCACATCTATTTCAATTCCAGTTTCTATTGTCCACTCACGCCCTATAAGCTTGTTTTTATGTTCTATATTAATATCTTGTATAAGATTAGCATTATCTAAATCTAAAGCTTGTCTGTGGCAACGCCACAATATTAATATACAAATTTGAATTAAATCAAATGTTTCTCTAATTATTTCTTTAAGATTTTTCAAAGTTCTATTAAAATAATAATTAGTTAATGCTTCTTTAACTTCCTCACATTCTTCATCTAATTTTTTACTTATAGAATAATTGCTTAAAGTTGTATTATCTATATTAAGTTTTTTATTTTCTTTTAAAATGTGCATCATCAATTTCATTTTATTTTTTCCTTCCATAAGGTTTTAGGATATTCCTAATTATTTAAAAAATTGGATTGTGGCCACAAATCCAATGCTTGCTACTCCAAATCTATATTTATAATTCCATCATCTTCAGTATATATTTTTTCTATTTTTCTTTCTCCAAATATATCCCACATACTTTTACTAATATCAATTCCAAGTTCTAAATATATATTATTTTTTGAATTCTTTTCCCTTATA